GTGAAATATTCATGGGTTTGTAACGACCCGCACAAATAGTTAGTTACAGGATCTATTCGATCTAGGAGACACGATAAGCAATGTGAAAATCTCCGATGTGTGTGTGTGTATCGAGCGATGCCCCGTTCAACTAAGACTACCTAATAGTTTTAGAAGCCTATTCGCAATTGCAAGGGCTTAACGATGGGGGGAGGAGCTTTAAAGCACGTATCACATGCTCGCCTAGAGCTACAATGGATAAGTTATCAAACAAGTAGAGAAAGTCTTTTTTAGAGATATGAACCGATTACTTTGTAGAAAAATTGAAATTAGTGTCTCAAAGTGAAGTGACACCATACCCGTAAGTTTTGTACATTAACTTTGACTGCCCTTACAATTTACTGTCTGGTTATTTGCAAAATTGGGCTCTGGTTGTTGAAAAGAGACCCTTTAGAAGCTAGTGAGCATTAATTGATTAGTTATGTTTGCGCATACATATCTACAATTGTGGACCTGAAATCATAGAGAAGAAAATCCCACGGGCCGTCCACCCACAAGTTGGAGAAGTAAACTCGCTCAGGTATCCATATCAAACCGTGGTACTTTAATTAGTACGCGACGCAAGTAGAGCAAATATAGTGAAAGGTTTTTGTGGTTTCACCAGCCACACTAGTGGATGAAGTTTCAAAGTAATTAAGAGATTAGTCTTTAGGATGGAAACGAAGTTTGTTTAACTTAGGCTAGGCCCCGTTCTTTGAGGAGAAGCAGGTAAGAACGGATAAGCAAGCGTTTTAAAGAGTTCGTATAATACTCTTCGTGGGGATGTAATGTCCCCGGACCCTTCTGGACCTATGACAATGACAATTTCACAAGTGATCACGTTCGTTGATAGGTTTTGTGGTGAGATGAATTTGGGTTTTTGGTTGTTGACGGTGTTGGTGAGCCTGTTCAGTCAGGCCTTCAGTTGGTTGAAGGAAATTAGGTATTACGGAACGGCCTTTTGGTTTTTGGGCCTGGAAGTAATTCCTTACACTATTTTGGTAGCAGCTGGCCAGTACATCCTGTGTGCAGAGGGATGTACAAAAACCGCTATTATCTTAGTGTATTTAGTAACGTTAATACGACCGGTTAATCGCTTTTTCGAAGAAGTTACTTCTTATGTTAGTAAGAAGAAAACTTTTTGGTGGGACACCCGTTCCAAAAAGAGAAGATGTAGGTTTAAAGCGAGACAAAAGTATAAACGCAGAGTTGCTAAAGAAAAGATTATCTTCTTTGGTGCTTGTAAGTGGATATACTTAAGGTTGTTTTTAACGGTGCTAACCCATGATTTGAATGTATTGTTTTCGAAAGACTGCGTACACTGGGTGAAAGGAGGACTTATTACACTTTTTATGTTTCATTGGATAGTTAGTGGGGTTTTTTACCTAACTATGAGATGTCTAAGAGATAGTTCACCTAAAGCCGATCAATTTCTAGAAAACATTGATTCAACATGGCATGAACTCACAGAATCCACGTTGGTTAGCTTGATATATGATCCGTTTTTGGATATAACTTTCTTGATTGAGGAGTTAAGAATTAGGATCGTAACAATTTTCAACACTTTACGTGAGTGGAAAGAGTTCGAAAGAGAAGAAGAAAAATTTTTCCCTGTGGTAAGTGATGATGATGACTGTAGTGAGGATTGTTGTCACTCAAGTGGACAAGATTTGGAAATACATTCGGAAGATAATGATTCGGAAGTTACTACGTATTCACGAGATACTGGGTACTACCACACCCTAGTGTGTGGAGGAGTATTAGAGGAAAATATCGTAGATGGAAACGGAAACCTAGTGAAGTGGATAGAGACTTATGAATTTGAATTGGTATTTCCCCTGAAAATTAGAGTCCCGATTGAGTTACAAGCCAGTCCTAACTTCTCATTTGAGAGTTTTCAGGATGGGTTTCAAAGATTCAAAAAAGGAGTGTTTTCTTTAGGATCAACACACTTGATGATGCAATTTCTTAAAACCACGTCTGAAATCTTTGAGTTATTCCAGAAGTCTTGGATGAAAGCGGAAAAATATACGCAAGCCCTGTTAGGAGAAAAGAGAAATCTATTTTCTTATATAAAGGATAGTGTGTTCTTGATTCGCATGTGCTTTGTATTGAAAGATTGGAAGGATTGGATCTTGGTGTTTTACCATGTTATGGATAGATATGACGAGATCTCATCATGGATTATGACACAGTTTTATGAACTCTACAGAAGAATGATAGCTGCAATTTCGCAACAAGCAGTTGATGATAGAGATGACTACGAGAAAGCTGTGGACGAATTCTTAGAAGGAGATGATTTGGACCTTCCAATAAAATATGTTTTTGATGAGGACAAACACATATTTATTCTAAAAGACCAAGAAGAGAAAGCTTTGTTGGCTAGAAATCCCAACGGAGATTTTGAATATTTGGAAGGAATGAAAGTTGTGAAAGTTTTCAAAGATGCATTAGAAATTGACGGAGTAACTTCAAAAGCTACCGATGTTCAAATTTGCAATTTCTTGGGAAGTCTTCCACAGAGTGTTCAGGTGATTGAAGATAACGTCAGAGATCATCGTGTTAATAAAAGAACTATGTACCAGGATGCGATATTAGATCAAAGAGAAGAACAATTTCAAAGATCTGTAAGGCGAGAGACTATTAGAAGAGATGAAGAGACTCAAGGAAGAATGGTCGTCGAAGCAATAAAAGAGCATGGAACTGGTGATTTTGCAAAAGATCACGAGATGATTAGAAGAGCGTTCGAAGAACAAAAGCGAGCAGCAGTGGAAGAGAAAGAAAAACAAGAGTTAGCCGAAAAGAAAGGCAAGATGCGAAAGCGATGGAGAAATTTTTTTAAAACAAAGAAAGATACTGTAATTGAAAACCAAGGTTTTATTAAGGATATATGGAGCATGCACACGAGTATCTTAGATAGTACTGCTGTAATTTCTTTAAGAGAGTTCATTGTCGGAGCTGTTGTAAAAGGAATTATTGGGGATCATGTCATAGCTCCTATGTCGGAAATCTTCAAAGAAGTTGAAGAAGAGAAAGTCAAAAAGAAAAAGGTTTCTGTAATGGAATTTATAGAACTAATAGTAAATGCAGTAGATTCTGCTATAGGTGTTCTTGTGGCTAAGTTTTCTGGAGCTTCGTTGTTTAACGCGTTTCTCGGAGACAGTTATGGTGATTTTATAACCAAAACGAATGGTCTGGTTACTCAATTCAAGAATGCTACCTTCGGTATCAAAGATCCGCGTCAGGAAAGAGCCGGAGGGGAAGATGGAAAGAGTTTATTGAGAGAAACTACACGTTGGGCAAAGTTAGGAAAGAGAATGGACTCTGTAGATGCTCCTTATGCTTTCAAGAAGAGATTAGAAGAACTTATTTCTAACGAAAGTGCTCTTTTCAAGAAGTATAAAGGATGTGATAGAAGAATGCCTTTTGCAGTCGTTTTGCATGGAGCTTCGGGACAAGGAAAAAGCACTATTTTGCCGTACTTGTACCAAGTTTACTGTGAACATGCTAATATTCCGTTCGACGAATCTTTAGTGTATACGAAGTGTATGGAATCAGAGTACTGGGATGGTTATGATCCGTTGTCGCAGCCTATCGTGAGATTACCGGAGTTAGGTTCTCTGAAGGATGATATTGTTAAAAAACAAGGTGATGAGTCGTTGTCGGTAATGCTCTCAGTAGTGGATACAGCTCCTTGTCAGTTAAATATGTCGAAAGCTGACGAAAAGGGGACGGTATACGCTAGCCCTGAGTTTATAGTGTGTGACACAAATACTCCAGGTTTAAACGCTAACTATTGTGTTAACACGCCCGAAGCGATATATAGACGCTTTCTGTATATTCATCAATCAGTTCATCCTCAATATCTCACAGGCGGAAGGATAGATCCATCGAAACTACCTGATGATCCGAGAGAACGCTGTAAGATCTACAAGTTCACTATGGGAACAGCAAAGGAAAGAGCACCCAATTCGAAGGGCGATCCAGTTATTAAGCCTCTTCATCTGGGTGAATTGAACCTGGCAGAGATGTTACAGGGTTTAGGTGAAATGATTAGAAGACATGATGAAGTGTTACGACGCCAAGCTGATTCAAGAAAATTGGAAGTAAAGAACATAATGAACTTTGCTGGAGACTCAATGAAGAAGATTAAGTGGATAAATCAGATGGGAATCATGGGCAAAGTTCAGAAGAAGATGAAATTGAATTTAGTTTCTACGGAAGAAGATGTTCCGTCCGTTACTCAGAAGAAGTTGTCCTATGAAGACATAGCATATGAAGACTGCGTGCAGAAAGCTACGAAGCAGGATTTACTAAAGTGTTATGACGATAAACCTTTTCAAAAGATGATTATGAAGGCGTTCAATCCCGTAAGAAGGGTTGACAAGAGAACCGAAAAGCAAAGATATAAATTGAAATCTTGCGATTGCGGTTGTGGAAAAATAGTTCACTATGAGCACAACTTCGTCGGTTTTTGGAAAGAGTTACACAGAAGAGTAGCTAATGGAGACGCTGTAGGTGTGTGGACACATTGTTTTGAAACAGCCAATGGGTTTTTAAAGCGGTACAGAAAGATGGCTGTTAGGACGTTTGACGAAGGAAAGTTCATTTTCCCATCGTATTACTTCGGTTGGGCATATACAACGTATAAGTCCATTATGGTTAGTATCATAACTTCTAAACCAATCTTTAATCTAAGAGTGACTCAAGTCTACTTGAGAGAAAAGCTTTTGAAAGGTAAGAATTTGGCTAGTTTGTCGGATATAGCAACCTGGGGGGCTGCAATAGGAATGTTGTTAGTCATTCTAAGGATAGCAATAGGTTCCATAGTCGCTTACCTTCGCCCGAAGGGAGGAGAAGAAGAGGAATTATCTCAGAAAGAGAAAGCTGAAAAGGAAGAAAAGGAAGCAAAGGAAGAAGCTGCTAAGAAAGATCCTCTGGAATTCGATGAAAGGAAAGAGAAGTTAACGATTGAGAATCAAGCCCCGGCTATTATTCACCATACTCAAGATCCAGACTTAGCTATTGCGATGGTTGAACAAGAAGTAGAAGTGCGACTTCCTGATCACAAAAAGAAGTCACATCTGACTGATAATTATGATCATTTTGAAGAGTTCGAACCTCGCATTCCCGCTAATGCTATTAGACTTAACGATCCGACATCAATAGAAAAGAGAGTGTTTAGGAACACTGTCTATTGTTATGGGAGGACTAACGATGATTGCATAGGCTCATTTAGAGGTTTCGGATTGTATGGAAATAAAATGATAGTCAATACTCACTCTTTACTGAGAACTAAGGCTGTTGTAATTTCCAGACAAGAAGGTGTTGCTAGTGGATTGGTTGAAGCAAGATTTGAAGACTTACAAAAGTGGAACATAGCCCCGGATGTCACCATTGTGGCTGTACCAGGCTTGAATTTTGATGATAACAGGGATCTTCTCCACGATGATTACCTTGGCCAATCGGTTGACAGAGAAGGAAATCAGTGGGTTCTAGATACTGACCCTCAGAGAGATCAAAACGACACTGTGATCAATGTTTCATATTGTGGTATTCCCAAAGGAACAGTTGATGGGTATTGCGGTACACCAATGTTGGGATTTCAAGGAAATCAAACCTTCCTGTTAGGAATACATATGGGAATTCAAAGAGCTGCAGACGGTTCTCATATTTGTACGAGAGTCGCTCCAATTAGAAGAGTGGACTTAAAGGACATAGAAGATGAGGGCTTAGAAGTCTATTCTCAGGGTGTGTTAAGGTATTCTCCACACCTAGAGAAAGGAGATTACCATCCAAGGCACCCCTTTCTTTGGGAGACAATACATTCTCTCAGAGTGTGGGGAAACATTTCAGGATTTAAACCTCAGCCTCCAAAGACGCGTGTAAAGGAAACACCTTACGCCAAAGAGGTATCAGAAATCATGAAGTTTGAGACAAGTGATGAAAAAGGATTTCTATGGGGACCTCCCAACATGAAGCATGTGATGAGGGACGGAGTTTATTACGCAGCTTATAACAATTTCTTGCGAACCGTCGGAAAGAAGAGAAAGCCAATTTCAAAGAAAGTGGCAGACATAGTGGTAAAGAACATTGTAAAGAGAATTACGAAGGTGTTAACACAGAAAGGAATTAAAAGCATGTCTCCTTACTCGTTAGCTCAAGCTTTGAACGGATATTCACAGAATGACTACATCAACGCCATGAACATGAATACTTCTGCAGGAATTGAATGGCCAGGAAAAAAGAAGAACCACGCTACAAGAGTAGAATCCGATAACACGGTAACTTTTTACCCGTCCAAGACTGTGAAAGAAGCTTACAACGATATGGTTAAAGCTTACAGGTTAGGAGAAATGGTGCACCCTGTTTTAGGAGCGCAATTGAAGGATGAAGTCAGGGACAGGGAAAAGCAGGAGTACGCGAAAACTCGAGTGTTTTGCATGAGTTCTTTCCAAAGTATATTGTTGTCAAGAGCATTTTTGCTGTCATTCTATTCAACGATGCAGTGTGAGCGTGAGGCTTACAACACTTTGATAGGAATAGACATGCACTCCAACTACGCCGACACAATGTACAAAGAGCTATCGAAAACTCCTAACACAATAGTGCAAGGAGACTACTCGGGGTTCGACAAGCAGATGCCAATAGATGTAGGAAAAGCTGCGTGTGATGTAGTAGTAAAAGTACTATGGAAGTTTGGATACAATGCCAAAGCTATGAAGATTGTACAAGGAATTCTCAGTGATAGTCTTTACCCGACAGTGGCGATTGCAGGAGTGATTTTTCAAGCTCCTGGACTCCAACCTAGCGGAAAGTACGCCACAGCCGAAGATAACTCTATCAGAGGGCTTATCATGATCTATTATGCTTTTGTTGTGATGTGTACTGAAGAAGGA